TATCACCATTACACCATATCTCAAATTTATTTGGTTTGATACCTCTTATAATCTTATAGTCTTTTTGACCTACTGTAAATTCAACTTCAACAATACATTCTTTTTCGTTGATAGAATTAATTAATTGGTCTTTCTTAATACCACGAAATGGTCTTTGAAACAAGCCAAAACATAAGGCATCTAACATTGTAGATTTACCTGCACCGTTTTCACCAACAACTAATGTGGTGTTTGCTTTGTCTAAATCTATTTCTATAAACTGTTGACCTGTACTTAAAAAGTTTTTATATCTTACCTTTTTAAATAATATCATTCTTTAACCTCTGTATCTTGTGCTTCAATATACATTTCTTTAATCATAATTTTTAATTTGTCTTTGTCTAGGTCAACAGGTAACTGGTCTACATAATCATTAACAAGTGTGATTGTATCTTCTGAACCTTCTGCTACGTCATCACTTACATTCGTATGACTTAAATCAGAGTAATCTTCTATTATCTTTAATTCATGTACACTAATCTCATTATATAATCTATCAAGTAGTCTGTCAAACATTTGATGGTCTCTTTTGTTTGCTACTACTAATTTAATAAACTTTTGATTATAGTCTGTTATATCAAATTTATCATAGTTTTTATCGGTATCATCATATACAAGTTTTTTAAATATTGTATATGGATTCTTTATAAACTCGACTTCTCTTGTTTCAGTATCAAATACATGAAAACCTTTTTGATTGTTGTAATCTGACCATGTCATCTCATATTGACTGCCTAGGTAGAAAACTTGACCATCATCATTCTTATGGTGAAAGTGACCACTATAAGTTTTTTCAAATCGTGATACAATTGATTTATCGTATCCGTGTTTCTGCACCATAGCATCCATCATTCTAAAACCATTCAGGTCAAAGTGTCCCATGCAAACATCAGCATTTGCTGTGTTCAACATTTCTAAACAATGGGATTCATTTTCAGGATTAATCCAAGGCATCATCAAAATATTTAAACCATCAAACTCTACGACTTTAGGATCCTCATAGATAAATGGTTCGTTCTCGCCATCAGGTGCTGTACATAATGATTTAACAGCATTTACTTTATTTGTATTTCGATAATAGATATCATGATTACCTATAAGTATATGAGTATCAATTTTTTCTTGCCATAATCTATCCATAAACTTGTGTTTAAAGTTATGAGCAATCTTATAGTTAATAAATTTTCTTCTGTCAACAATATCACCTAAATGAATAAGTGTTTTTATATTGTTTTCTTTTAGATAGGGAAAGAATACATTGTCATAAAACTTATAAAAGTATTCATCAAATATATTACTATCATTCCTGGCACCAAAATGGGTGTCATTCAATAATGCTATTTTCATATTATTCTTTTAAATCGTCTTCTTTTAAGTTTTTTTGTAAATAGTCTAACATTTGACTTTGATACTGAGCTTCATCACCAATCATTTGGTCCATCATCTGTTCAACACCCACATTAGAAATTAATTTATTTTTTATTAGTGATTGTTTTTTCTCTTTTTGTATTCTTCTAATAAATGCATAGTAAATTATTTGTGTAAAGTATGCAAATGGATTTTTACTTTTATCTGGATTAAAGTTGTACATATATTGTAAACAGTTCTCAATACCATCACTAATCATGTCATCTCTATAAGTATAATTAATAAAATTTGGTCTATAAGATAAGTGATTAGCAATCTTTAAAAAGCATTCACCAATATAATTAGTAACTGGAGGTTTTGGTTTTCCTTGTTTTTCAGCCTCTTCACAGTTATCTCGATATTCTATCATCGCTTCTAGAAACTGAGCATTATTTACATAATGAGGTTTTTCTCTTGGTTTTAGTTTTACTGCTTTTTCTTCTTTTTTCATGATTTTTATTATACTACATTTTTTATTTAAATGCAAGCCTTTCTTAAAGTTTTTTTAATTTAATTTTATTCCTGGTTACTGCTTGACAATCCTAGGAATGTGTGTATAATCGACTATGTCGCTGCTTGATAAGAAGCTAAGCTATAGAGTACCTAGTGTATAGTCTTCGTATCAAGTTCTTCATATTCTAATTCTGCCTCTTCTAGTTCTTCTCTTTCAGTTAATTCTTTATCTATCACATCAGCAATCTCTATCATCTTCTCTATTTCTTGAGGAGTATAAGCTGCCTTTATTTTAGTATTTTGTAACTTTGACAATATTACTTCATAATAGTTCGCTAATTCTTTTGCGGCTCTTGAAATAACCATTACCTTATCTTTTGGAACAACAAACATCTTATCGTTTGTAAATGGCACCCAAGGTGATAAAGTGTTATCATCTTTTAGTCCTTGTGCAGTCATTCTTGATGTTGTAATTAATTGTAAAGGATTTTGTATTCGTAAAAACTCTTTATCTATAGATATACTTCCAACCAATGTACTACCGTCTGTTAACCTGACTATTCTATAGTCTGTTAAATCGTTTGGGGCTTTTTCTTGTAATTCATCCATATAACTATTTATCTATTCTTTTAGGTCGATGTTATGCATCTCATAATCAAACTCTTCCTCTGTATAGATGTTTATCCTTTCCTGAAAATGTTTTAATGTAAAGTTTTCTTTAGATTTATAAGTTAAATCATCTGCTATATCATACAAGGTAGCATTGACTTTATTATCACCTAATCTTAAACCACGACCTATACTTTGTAAGTTCCTTATTCTACTCTTAGAAGGACTTGCAAATATAATATTGTGTAGATTTTTAATATTAACACCAGTACTAAATGTTCCATAACTTGCAACTATAATGGCATCTTTTTCTTTCTCTACTATCCCCCTTATTGCTTCTCTTTCATCTGCTTCAACACCACCAAAAATATAAAAAACTTTTCGGTCAGCATCTGCTTTCTTTTTTATTATCTCATGTAAATTCTTACCATGTTTTTCTACCAACTGAAATAAAACTAAAGTGTTGCCTTTTAATTTAAGTGCTAAATTACGAATAAAATTTTGTCTCGACTTACTGCTTACTAGATAGTCTATTTCATCTTGATATTTACCACTTGCAACTATTTTACTATTTTCTACTGTGTGTTTTAAAATTAAACAACGAACAACTAAATTAGATAGCTGTTGTTTGTCCATTAGTTTTCTTGTAGATGTAACTTTATTGACAGCACCAAACAATCCCTCTAATACTAGTTTATGTGTCAGAGCACCATCTAGTGTACCAGTAAGACCAATACGATATTTACAATCTTCAAGTTTTGACATAATTTCTGTAAGCGATTTAGATTTAAATAAATGTGCTTCATCACCAAAGACACAACCAAATTGTTCAAAATATTTTTTTGGTAATTTATATAAACTCTGCCATGTCGATATAAGAACTTTCTTATCTGTTTGATTTGAATATCCACTATATAATCTATGACAATTTTTCTTTACATTCCAACCATATGATTCAAAGTCAGAATACATCTGTTCAACCAACGAGGTTGTCGGCACAATCAATAATATTCGACTGTTAGGGGTATCTTTGATTAGATGAGAATAGTAACGTATTAACGAATATATGATGAATGACTTACCTGATGCTGTAGGACTTAGTAACAACGCTCTATTAAACTTTAAACTATGATATATGGCATCTATCTGATAATCTCTTGCCTCAAACTTTTGACCTAGACTGTTTGAGAATTTTTTGACAACATCTTTATCTACTTTATTATTAACCTCAACACCTTCTTCTGATACAATATTATATCCTCTTTCTTCAGCGAAGGCTCTAATATATGGAAACAATCCAAAGTATATCTCTTTTGTTTTTTGAGAGTATAATCTTATCTTACCATCCCACATACGATTGCGAAATGCAGGCATAAACTTGTAACCTGGAACATAGAATGTAAAGAACTCTGATATCTCTTGTTGAATGTCACGGTCACAATCAACAGTTATATAGACTTCATTTTTCTTTTTTAGTATTAAAGTATCCATGTTATATATAATCAGAGAATTGCTGATTGAAACTCATGATGTTCTCCTACTTGACCTTTTACTTGCATATTCCAGGCTATACTTATACGTTTATTTTTTGAATTATTTTGTTGCACCCAATGTGGCAACCACGCAGGAAAAAATATTGCTCTATTTGTTTTTGATGCATAACTTAATAGACTAGCATTTAAATTATTTGTTTCAATTTTTTTAGGTACTATAACATCAGCTGCAGGTCTTGGGTCATGAAAAACTATACTTGCACCTTGGTCTGATTGTAGATAATAAGTACCACTTAAAAAATTATTTGAATGTGTGTGAGCAGGGTGATGTTCATTTTGTTTTAAAACATTTGCCCACATATCTGTAATGATTAAATCTTTTACATCATAACCTAGAGTAACACATATTTCTTTACCAGTTGTTATAATTAAATCTGAAAAGTTTTTAAACTCTTGTTTAGTATGTAAATCTGCTGACTTTGTTTGCCAGTTAGTATCATAATTTCTTTCTTTCCATAAACTATGAATGTAACTTTTCATCTCACTAGTTCTAGGCATAAAGTCATCTAATAAGAATATATTAGTTGCGAATATTTTTTGATGTTCCATAATTTTTCAATCTCTTTTCTGTACTTCTTTTATATAAAAAATACATAATATAATATAAAGGATATATTAAAGGAATCCAATAACAATGTTTTCCTCTTACAATTATCATATGCCATATCCAACTTCTTTTTTTATGAGTAAATCCAATACAACCTAACATCTAACATACTTTCATTTATATTGCACCACTTGTGAATTTCTTCCACTCGATTGCGTTTTTAATTAAAAATGTTCTGTTGTTTATACTTCTTAAAACTTGTTCAAGATATGTAACGACTTGTTTTAGATATGCGGCCTTTTGGTCTGCTCTCTGTAATTCATCATCTGAATCCATATAAATGTGTACATCTGCTTTTAATACTTTTAAATCAAATGGTTTTTCTGCATAAACTGAAGGGTCTGATTTGCCTGTATAATATTCCCACTTATGTCTTCTTAAAGTGTTATAATCATACTCTGCTTTCTTGAGCAATAAAGAAAACTTATTAAAGTGTTGTAGATACTTATTGTGCAATAAAGGTATCTTAATCGACTCAGAATCTAATTCTGTATCGTCTAACTTAAAATCTCTATCTACTTGTTGTTGTAACTCTTCTAACGTCATAATAAAATCCTATTGTTATATAGTGTGATTAATTTCAATTAAATAATATGTCCACCATTGTATATCTTCATCATCAAAAAAACGAAAAGTGACTGATTCATATTTTGGAAACTTACCTACACTCCATGCACCTTTACAATTTTTTGCACAAGCTGTTTTTGCTTTCTTTACGCCTTTATCATCAAGACTAGACCACATGGTGTGGAATATAGTTCCACTATTTCTGCCTGTCTTGTAATCGTTTGGTGTTTTTTGATGACCATGCATCTCATAAAAATTTTTACTCATATGGTATTATATCACCTTTCTGTTGTTTTGTCAAGGCCATTAACCAATTCTTTTTGTGTAATATAAGTAAGATTATCACAATCTTTCCACTCACCTATTTCACAATCTATTGTTGATGTGCCAATAACATTTGAATTTACTTTGTAAAATTTGACATCTTTAAATTTATTGAATGTATTTTTATGTTGCAGAATCCAGTTAAATGTTTCATCTGAATTATCAGGACTAAATGCCATAGAATGTTCTTCAGAATATCCTTTTGTTCCTGCATAGACGTTGTTTATATTATTATCTAAACTATATAAATCATGACCAATGATATAAACTTCTTTAGCACCTAACTCACAAGCAAGATAGATACTTCTAGTACCAGACACATATAAAAAACCATCTATATCTGGTTCTATGTCTTTTACTTTATCACCATCAGTTACTCCAGTAATATAGGTCATGCCTAAGTTATGTCCTACTGTAAGCGTTAGCACTCCATCAGCACCATGATAAACTGCTTCTTCACTATTATTCCAAACAATGTCAGTTTTATCTGCCATAGTTTTCATCATTTCTTTTGCAACAAATACTGGCACAGGTGTCCAGTATCCTAGATAACAAGTGTTTTTGTGTGCATATCCTGAGCGATATATTTCGTGACTTATTTGTGAATCTATCCCTACAACAATATCTGGTGTGAAATCACGATAGATTGCATTACAGCCTATTACTGTTCCGTGTTTTTTGAAGTCGTCTAGATTTAGACCTTTACGAGAATTACCATTACCAAAGCAAAACGCTGTCTTCATTATATAAAAGTTCCTATTTATTCTACGAAGTAGAAATTTGTACTATATCATAATTCATGTAGTTAAAACTAACCGAAGCACTTAAATAGTCTACATCGGTTGCTCTAATATCATAATTTAAACCACCCAAAGATGTTGGGTAAATATTTTGAAATCTTATTTCTGTTTTAGCAATATTCTTACTATTTAAAACTGTAAGTATTGCATCGGAATATATACCACCTTCATTTAAAGGTTGTTTTATAGAAGTACCAGTTGGCGTTGTAGTTCTACTAGAACCAGGAAATCTGTCAGTTCCAGAGGCCTGCAAATTTTGAAACTGTTCGTTCTTATTAGGAAATCCTAAACCAAGAAGCCAATCGTGTATCTCTTTATAGTTATTTAAATTTTCATCAACAAGAAACGACAAATCAAGAGCTGCAAAAGTCAACTTGTCGCCAGGTAAAGGTATATCATACAGAGTTGTATTTTGTTGTGCTGAACCTAGATTTACACCAGGTATATTAGCACTCTGTACAAAAAACTCTACTGTTGGAAGTTTAGTGCATTTAAACCTAAACTGAAGAGGACTAGCATAATCACTCTTAGATGGTTCTCTATTAACTACATTTGTTGTTGTCATACTTATATTTATAAAAGTTTTTTAGAGATATTATTAAGGCTTAAAAAAACCCCTCAACTTTGCGTCAAGGGGTATAAAGATAGTACTTAAATTTTTATTATAGGAATTTACTGTTTACGATTTGAAGTTCAGCCTCTGACGCCTCTTCTTCGTCCCATTTTTGTAATTGTTTTTTCATATACTTATGAAACAATGGTGGGATTAAAGCTAATGCGAATAATGTAAAGTAACCATTACCACAATTAGGTGCCCCAACTTCATCTAACTCCCAGAAGTGTGTTTCACCTCTATCATGATGGTCTGCCTGTCTTCCTATTTCTATAAAGAACCAACTTGAGAATAATGTAGAATTATCCCATGAATGTCTATAGTCGATTGGTGAACCTTGTTCTCTAACTAAACCATAATGCTCTAAGTAGTTTAGTGCTTCTAATTCAAAGTTAGAAATTAACCATAATAGTGCCATACATGCAATCCCTGCCCATGCACCTGCATACCAGAATAATGCGATTGTAGGTAATGACATTGCATAACCTCTAATCCATCTGTTTTGATATGATAAGAAAGGTACACCTAATCTTTTTAGACGTTGTTTTTCCATTGTGTAAAGGAATTTACTTTGACCAAAATAAGATTTAGGTAAGTGTGCATATAAACTTCTACCTCTTGGTGCTGTTGCTGGGTCGTTTTCACAACCTAACTCTAAGTGGTGATTGTATACATGTGCATAACAGAAATGTGCAGAGCCACTTAATCCCATCATCCATCTTGCGATTAAGAAACTAAATCCTTTAGTGTGTGCAAGTTCATGTCCGTAGATAATTCCTATACCAGCAAATATACCAGACGACACAACTGCACCTAAGAGTTCAGAACCTGCCATACCATTATATATCTGATATGCAAGTACACATTGTAGTGCTATGAATACAGGTAACATTAAATACATGACTGAATTTTGCAACCATGGTATGCCTAATGTGTCACCATTTTCATCAAATCCAGCACCCATAGTTTGTTTGGTGTATAAAGTATCAATAATGATACCTGCACCTAACAAGAATACTCCTGTCCATACCCAAGGCCCACCTGCTAATACACCGAATAACGTTGCAAGTATTAATAGTGGAGCAATTAGATACCGTACATTGATAAGAAATTTCTTCATCATTGTACTCCCGACCGAACGGCCTGTGTGCTACAAATTTATTATGAAATTTGTTTCTAATACTATTTATATCATATCAGTATGTCAAAGTCAAGCAGCTAGACTAATGTACATGTTTTGTATAAAAAAATCTATATAAAATAGACCAAAAAAAAAGGGCACCGAAGTACCCTTTTTCTATATATCGAGATGAATCGAAATTACATGATGTTTGTAACTTTAACTCTTCTGTAGTATAGGTTTTGTTCACCAGCAGCAACTGCGCCTGAGTTATCAAGTGCACCAGTTCCGTTTGATGTAGCAAAAGGATTTTGAACCATTCCGTATCTAGTTTTAAATCCAATTTTTGGTTGGAAACTGTCTTGACCAACTGCACGAACCATTTGTAATGGAACGTATGGACAATAGAACAGACCAGAATCGTAAGGTGAAGTTCCTTTGTAACCAATTACATAGTACTGACTTGCAGATACGTTAGCAGCATATGGGTCAACATATACTTTAAACTTACCATTAAGTACACCAGCAAAAGTATTACCTGTGTCATCAACATTTAAGTTGTTGTTCAACGCAGGAGCGTAATCTAAAACACCAGCCATTTGTAATGCAGAAGCAACATCAGCAGAACAAATAATAATGTTCCCTTTACCTCTACGAGTTTGTTGACCGATAGCGTTAGCATCTCTTTCTAGTTGATACATCAACCCTTTGAATTTCTCAACTGACCAACGACCATTTGAGTCTGTGTCTAAATCAAAGATACCAGCAGTAGTTGTATTTACTTGAGCACCCGCTTTTGCGTGTGAGTAAATAGTTCTAACTACTTCTCTGTTGATTTCAGCAAGAATTTCACTTGAAAGAATGTTTGCAAGTTCTGTTTCTGCGTCTAAACCGTGGATTGCTTTTAAGTCTTGTGCAAGTTCCATTGTGTACTCTGCTTTTAGAGCACGTGATTTAGCAGTAACAGTTACTTTGTCGATTGAGAAAGCCATTTCAGCGAACTC